AATGCCTCAAGTATTTGCGTAAGTGTCTTGCCAATACAATTGCCTTGATATTGCTTATTAAATTCATCCCAATATTTCATTCCCCCTTGCTCGTCCACCATCTTGTCAACCTCGCTTTTATCTTTTTCATAGCTCTTTAATATAATTTATTATAAATTTACATCCTTCATAGAAGGAATCGGCAGCCAACTGCTCAACATTCCCTCTGTTGCAATTGATAACGTCATTCGCTATAGCACCCCAATTTATTCCTTCCATAAGATAATTATCTAATCTCTCTTTATATTCTTGCGTTTCAATTATTAAAATATTACTAATAAGATTTATAATTAATCGTTGATTATCATGGGTAAGTTTCGACCATGCACCCTCTTTCTCAATATCGTATAAAGCATTACTTATGTCAATATTTATATCTTCCCATCGCCCACCTTCTTCGATTTCTTCCCGTTCCACATTCCAGCAGTTTTCACATATTATCACGTTGGGATACCACTTTTCAGAACATCTTCCGTCATTTAAGTCGAATATCTCACAGCAATGCTGGCAATATGTTGGCATTTCCATTTCATTATCAACAGTCTGTGCATAATTTATTCTATTCATAATCTTACCTTTTACTTGTTTTTATTTTTTCGGAGGGGGTGTGTTAATCTGGTATATAATCCATAACGATTCCTGAAGAACATACGCCTTCCAATAATTCAGCGTTACTACTATCAATTACAACCCTATGATGTGGATGATATTTTTTAGGATCGGCTAAATGTTTAATCATAACTCTTGCTACTTCTTCAAACTCGGCTTCCTTTGTTAACTCTATAATAGTAGAAATGGCATAAGTAAGTCCATGGTTATATCGTTCTTCATATCATCCCAACCAAGTCCCTTGTCAATCATAAACTAAAGTTTCTTACAGCGTTCAGTCACCCCCCTCAACCTCTCCTCCACCATCTTATCGGCTATCTTCTGGGCGTGGAGGGTGGCAAACTTACTGAGCCATTGTGCAAGCGGTTCACCTGAACCAACCCCGTTATGGAACATCCACCACTCCCGCTTACCCTCAACAGTCAAGGGGCGTATTTGATAACTATGGTCAGTCACTGAATTGTCAGGCTCACCCAAACTTTCAACAAGGGATGCAAGTATCTCCTCCGCACCCTCGGCTGTCGGCTCATCATCTAACGGGTTAATCCCATCTTCAGATATTGTAAACATCATACCATCATCCTCTGCACCCCCGGCTGTCGGCTGGGGATTGTTTTGGAGGGCGGCAAACTCACCTAATGCACTGATAACATCTCCTGCCTCCCACATATTTCTTAACCACGCTTCACCCCACGTATTTCTTATGTAACTCGTTGCGGTTATCTCCTCCGCACCCTCGGCGGGAGGGAGGGCGTCAAGGTCGGCGGACAGTTCTTTATCCGTGAAGCCGTGTCCCATACTTGCGCCCCATTTCTCAATAAATTCTTCTCTTTTCATCTCTTATGCTTTATTTTCGTTCTGCGGCACTTTTACCCGTGAATGGCTATATACACCCGCTCTTCATCACAAAGTCCGTCAGGGGGCACAAAACCATCTAAATCGGGGATATTTACGCTGCCCGTGTACCAGTTATCAATGATATCAGCTACCATAGCACGGTAGTTCTTATCCGTATCCACCAGGTCCTTGGTCGTCTTGACGGCATGGAAAACCGTGGCATGGTCCCTACCGAAGTAACCACCCGCTTCCGCCTGTGTGTGACCGGCAAGGGCGTGGCGTATGTACATACATATCTGACGGGCATAATTAACCTGCCGGATACGTGTAGGGGTGAACAGGTCGCTCTCCCTGACCCCGAATACCAGTGAGACGTAGGCTTCCAGTGTCATAGCAGTACGCTTAACATTGCCATCCATCCGTACACACACAAGGCAGCCGTGCCAAACAGCAGCACGAAGAAGCCTATCAGTTGTAGTGTCGCCCTCCTGTCCGCCTTGCGGACCTCGGTGAGCCTGTGTTCATAATCTGTCATGTTCTTATTCTGTTAATTGGTCTATGTCTATTCCCTGTTCATTAAGCTCGGCATGGATCTCATCAAACAAATACTCCAGCAGCTCACCGGCTGTCTTGTCACCGCCCTCAAGCCACCACTCAGCACGGCGTTTCAGGTTGCTTGTTATCTCAAACAAGGCTATTGCCATGTCACCCGCCTTCGCAGCAGCCATAAATGACGTGCGGTCGTCGGGGAGATTAAAAGTTAGGTACGCTTTCATTATCGTAGTAGTTATTTATTGTCAATGGTTCTGATTCCGTTTTAAACTCTCCTATCCTGGTCATGCTGTCATTATGGGCAAAGAACTCCGTGCCCACGCTGCCGTTACGATGCTTGGCAATGATGACCTCACCAATGCCGTCTGCCGGATAGTTACGCCCGTCAATGGTCACGTCCCTCTCTCCGTAGTAAGCGGCACGATAAAGCATCAGCACTATGTCTGCATCCTGTTCAATGGCTCCCGATTCCCGCAGGTCTGACAGCATAGGCCGCTTGGAGGACCGCTGCTCAACCTGCCTGTTAAGCTGGGACAACACAATGACCGGCACATTAAGATCACGGGCCATCAGCTTTAATCCACGGCTGATCTCTGACAGCTCACCGTCACGGGTCTTGTTCTTATCCTGCCGTACTTTCATCAGCTGTATGTAGTCCACAATGACCATATCACACCGGCCTTCTTTCTTACGTGCCGTGGCAAAGGCTTCTATCTCTGTCAGGCTTATTGATCCCCGGTCATTGATTATTATGTTCATTGCCCTCAAGCTATCAGCCGCATCATACACCCTCTGCCGTTCCTTCTCATCAATCTTACCCAGTTTATAACGGGTTGCATCAACACCGGACACCCCGACAATCAGCCGGTCCATTATCCTCTCTCGCTGCATCTCCAGTGAGAACATCACCACGGCCTTGCCGTCTTTGATGGCGTTCATAGCACAGGCAAGGGCAAAGGCCGTCTTACCCATAGATGGTCGGGCAGCAAGAATAACCAGGTCTGACGGCTGCCATCCTCCGGTGTTGGTGGTAAGTGATGGCAAAGGCGTTGTGATACCTGGGTTCTTGCCTACTACCCGCTCCTCGAGTGCTATAAGGGATTTCGTTACCGTCTTGGCAGCAGAATAATCCTCCGCACCGGCAAGCCTGCCCTCTGTTGCCTCAATTTCACCGCTAAGGCAGTCAATTATGTCTGCGGTGTTATCCATTGCCGTTATGTTGGCTGCCACGTCACGGAAGTGCCGGACGCTACCTTCTTCAATTAGGATGGCTATATACTCCTGATAATTGGCAGTAGAGCTGATGTTTGACGACAACTCAGCAATGTAAGCAGCGAGATCCTTGCAGTGACGGGTGACGGTTATCAGTTCCGGCACCACCCCGTCAGCGACGTTATTAGCGATAGCCTTGAATACCCGTATGGTTTTATCGTCAGTGAAGTCAGTAACCACCAGGCGTGATACCATTTCCTTGGCAATGACTACATCATTGAGGGCACAGGATAATATTGCTTCTTCGGGGGTCATGGTTAAACAAATCTCCTAAGTGGTTTGTAAGCTGCGGCATTAATAACAGGCAAACTATGCTCCTTATTAAACTCTTGAAACATAGACATTAAACATGAAGGAGCTTTGTAAAGCGTTCCGTAAACCCCGGACTTAACATGAATACAAAAGTCCTTTATCTCCTCTGCCGTCACGGATGGTCTAACTCGGATAATGAGTTTAGTGATCTCAACTATCTTTTCCTTTGCCATCTCATAATCATGAAATTCATACACGGCGGCAATGTCACTTGAAATCTGCATCTGTAAATTCATATTTTTCTGTTTTTTTATTATTATACCTACCTTCTATAATCTTTATGAAATTGTTAGGATTAATCACCCAATCAATATCAGCCTTCCATGCCCGGTCATTTTTACCATTCAAAAAATCACTATCACCAACAAGTCTAAAAGCCTCTATTAATTTGTCAATTCCAAACTCACCCACCCTCGCCCTGATGTGCGCCTTTCTCTTTTCGCTTATAGCCTGTACCTTCCCTAAGTTTGGGCAAAGAGTTTCAAAATTTTTTACTACACTTTTATAATCAATTCTATCTTCATCTTCATTTTCATTTCTATTTTCTAAAGGAACTACCGTAGTATCTTCTGTTGTATATACCGTAGTATCAGATTCAGATTCACTAAGTCTCTTCCGATCCCAATAGTCCTGAATCTTTTTCCTCTGTTTTTCAGAGTGTTTAACTCTTTTGTTTATCTCAATATCCATGCGCTCATTATAGAAGTTGCCATCATCGTCAGTTTTAAACTTTCTCATTACATCTGATGATGTTTCTCCGACTGCGAGTTTTATCATTTTCTCTGACAGGTGACCTTTCTGATGTTGCAAACAAAGAAGGGTAATGTACTGTCCCCTCTCCTCGAGATTGAGGTCCGCACATCCAGTTAAAAAGTCACCTGTATAAAATAATATTGCAGGATCTTTGCTCATTTTTTGAGATATGCGATTATCATATTGGCGATAACCATAAGCTCCACATCATTGCACCCGTCGAGGATTTTAGTGATGTTGCTTATCATCTTAGCCTTTTGTTCTGCCTTGCTCATTTCCTTTCCTTTTCTATTGTTTCAAGTAGCAGGTTGAGGATCATATCCTATAAATGAAAGAGCCCTTTCAACGCAATGGCTAACCCGTGACGCACGGCATCGCATTTACTCAGGCTCAATATTTTTGTGGATAGCGTCATATTGTTTGTTAGCATTACAAATATAATTCACTATTTTGAATAAACAATACATTATTTAAATTATTTTTTCACCCTCCAGCATCCTTCCGGCTTGCCATATAGCCCCTGTCGCATCGTCTCTGTCCTGACAAGGTAACAGCCGTTACGGGGATCGGTCAGGTCGGTTATTGCCCTGCGTATGCTTGTCAGCGGTACGCCGGACAGGTTCATCATACGCCACACCTCCGAAGGCGTCCACTCGCCTGGGTTGCTTCTGAACCATTGCAGGATTCTCCAGTTCTGCGTTCCGGTCTTTACCTGTTGTTTGGCAAGGGTCTCACCGGATAGGTGGGTGGTGTTGTGGTATCTGTCAAGCGTGACGGGGCGTATGATCTCCGCCAGCGTGTCAAATAGATTAAGCTGTGTCATTTCTTTAGGTATTGGTCAATCACTTCTTTCACTGAATCAAACCCTGCTATGATGTAGCAGTCGTACCCACGGTCAGTCAGGTCATTCAGCCGGTCCATCTGCTGTGCAATATGCTCCGTGGCAGGGCAGCCGTCAGCCTTGAATATCCGTGTGCCCTCGGCCTTCAGCTCAATGAACAGGCCGTGGTAGCCGTTACGTGGCTCGGCAATGAACAGGTCAGGGTAGCCGCTGGAGTGCTGGATAGCCTTGGTCATACCTGCCTGTGCCTTGCTTAGATTAAGCCCTGCCTGATCAAAGCGGTACATGACCTTGGGATACTGCATCCGCAGGTAAGCGGCCACATTCTTGTATAGCTGGTATTCTTTTGAGGCTCTCATATCTCCATTGCTATCTGTTGTCCCGGTTCGGGGATGAATGTGTTAAAGTATTCTGCCGCATAGTCCCGTACCTGGTTGGTATAGACCGACAGCTCTGTCGTGGTCATGTCACGCTTCATCCCCGGCACGGTCATTATCTGCCCCGTCTGTCTGTTGACTATATCACGTCCGGCGAACATTGCCTTGCACCAGGTATCCACGTCACTGACAGAGGTAAGATCCTCCCATCCGGCATCGATGGCCGCACGCAGGAACATAGGATAGACACAGCCGAAAAGATACCCCAGCTGTGGCTGTGACTTACTCCGGCGGTACTTCTCCACGACAAGGCGGTAGCGTCCCTTCAGGGTGTTAAGCTGCCCGTAGAAAACGCTCCCGTTCACCACCCGAAAGGACACGCCGTCGCCTATGCCTATGGCTTCAAGTTTCATAACGTATTAAATACTGCCAGTGCTTTGTCAAAATCGCTCCACGTGAACGCATACCGGCCAAACGCAGGACTTGACGGGTAAGTGATAGTATTGAACCGCTCGTTTACTTTGCGGGCAAAAACCTCATAATGGTGCTTTGAATTTGGAGGTGTGACCTTGTAGATGTAAGCGGTGTCACTCTTTGCTACCTGTTCAAAGGCAAAGTGCTTAACCTCGCCTCTTCCAATAAATGTCAGTTCCAGTTCTTTCATGACCTCAGTGTTACCGCTATGCTTGTCGTGCTTGTCTTGGCAGGCGGGTAGATCATCTCGCCCGTCTCAGGGCTGACCGTGCCACTGGCGGGAACAGCCTGAAGAAACTTCTCACGGGCCTTCTTCTTCTCGGACAGCTCTTTGATCTGAGCATCCAATATTGCCCACTCGCTGTCACCTGTTGAAGAGTAGTCATACTTGACACCCACCTCACGGATAGACATCTTTGCTCCACGCCACTCAAAGGACTTGCCGTACTTCTCGGCCTCGCTCAACACGAACGCCCTGATCTCTTCGTCTGACCGCAACTGCTTGATCGTCTCTTCCATTGCCTTCAGCTTCAGCTCCACGTCTAACGGGTTGTACTCGCCACTAAGAAGCTCCTGCTTCATGTAGTGGATGAGATTGCCGATCTCCACATAGGTTATGGGAGCATCGGCAATCGTTGATAATGCTTTGATTGATTCCATTACGATAACTGAAGCTGTAATTCACCAGCCAACTCCTTATATTTTTCTTCAGAGATCAGCTTATTATCATGGGCGGCAGAAATAAATCTGATAGTTGATAGGCTGCGAGCCTCGCCCATTCTTTTCCTAAAAAGCAATTCATCAGCTATGTATTTCTCATCAAATCCCATTACTGCGATCTTCCACCCTATTACTTGCCACCTGTTTTTTTCATTGGCCTTAGTTGGTTTCCTTAATGGTATTAATAGCAGTCCATTTGCATCGGCTAAAGTTCTGGTATGGTTCATTGCGTTTCTTATATCAGCAATAAACCCACGTGCCGTTTTCCTCATATATCCGTAGCCAAATACAGCACTGGCAATATCGGAGTACGACATAAAAGATCCATTGTTTTGCAGGTTATCCTGCAATACTCTTAAAATCTGTGTTTGTAAATTTGGACGTCTCATCTTGTTTGTTTGTTAGTTGAATAATTTGATTTTTAAGGTTTGTTAAAGTCATGTTGAGCAGCTTGATGCCGGTACTATTCTGATAATGTTCCGTATCAAGTATGTCTTTTAATTGAAGGAGTTTAGCAAGGTTTACCGATAGGAGGTCGGCCTCAAACTGCACTGATACAATCATGCTGTCAAGGTTTCGTACTCTCTCGTCGGGTACCTTATCTTTTTTGGCAGGTGGTAGATATTTTGGGCTTACCTCATCCTTGACCATATCCTTAATAGAGGTGTAGTAATTACCCCCGCCCGTTCTGCCGGTTACCTTATTTGTTTCAAGGTTCTCCTTTAGTTTTTCGGCAAGCCTCATTTGCTCAGGGAAGTCAACCGGCTTCTTTGAATCTCTGTTGATTTCCTTTATTGCCTTTGTGAAGGCAACACCCATGCCGGTTGACTGAAATTCCTTTATTGCCTCCGGATTGATCTCTGTCGAATTGATGACCTCAAGGGCGTGCTGTATCTTCCATTGCTTCCACCCACCACCCAAAAAGTCGCATATGGTTTGAATGCCTATACCCTTGCTCTTAACCTGAGCAAAGGAGGCTCTTGGATTGTTATTCTTTCCAAAAAGCCCTACAAATTCAAAGGACTTTTCAGCCTCCTCCCATACCTCATATTTTGCCAACTCTCTACTCAAAAAGTCTCTGACCGTCTGCACCGTTTCAATAAGGATTGCCTGGTTCTCATCGTACTGCTCCCGGTTCTCAGTAGCCATGATGCGAACCATGTCAGCATCAGAGATATCCTTTATTGGGATATCTATCTCTTCAATACCTAACTGCTGAAGTGCTACCAGTCTGTTATGTCCGTAGGCAAGCTCATATTGCTTGCCCGACGGACGTGCGAGTACATTATCCCAAAAGCCGGTCTGTTGTATTGATGCTTTTAATGCGTCAACCCTTTCCTGCTTTATGGGATATTTCTTTAAATCCCTGTAAGGATTTGTCTTTAGGTCAATAAGTTTGATCTTCACAGCCTATCGTTTTTAAAAAGGGAGATCACTTATCACACCGTTATCCTGCTCGTCGTGGACCGTTGCCGGTTCCTGTAAGGCACGAAACTCATCAGACTGTTTGATGCGTTCCTTCGTGTACTCACTCAGCGTCTCAAACACCTTCCAGTCGAAGTTGTCAAACGACAACGTGCGGGATGGGTTGACGGGGTTAGGACACTGCTGGCCTTTCATCAGCCGTGAGATGGATGACACGGTGACATAGGTCTTGTTGGGGTCCTGTTTGCCAGGCTGGTGTGTGATGGTCAGCAAACAGGGAACGCCCAGCAGTTTGGTGATGTCAAACTTCGCAGCCTCAAGCTCGGTGAAGCCCTTGCCTCTCCAGCTCTCAAGGTCCTTACGGAGTGTGCTTTTCTCGTGCATACTCAGTGTATAGGTCTTGCTGACGCTGTAAGGCTCCGGGCCTTTTCCCTCATTGAATACGGCAAGCTCTTCCGGCAGCTCCCAGGTCAGCATGACCTTGTGTGCCTTCTTCTTCTCACCGTTAAATTCTGTGTCGATATGGCCTATCTCTACCATCGAGTAGCAGCGGGCCATGTAGGTTCCTGGTTCTACCTTGGCAAAATCATTGCCTTCTGGTTTTGTTGCGTAAATTGGCATTGTCGTATTGGTTTAGTTGTTAATAATGATGGTTCCTTTTCCTCTGCAGGTGGGGCATGATCTCCAGTCCACCACCTTGTAGCAGCTCTCACAGCGTGTGTATGCCGGATTGGTTGGCACGGTGCCGCAAGTGCAGCGGTGTGCTACCGCCTTGTCACCCTTGCAGGTGGGGCAGGTCTTAACCCCTGCCAGCGTCTTGTAGATGTCTACCTCTCTCATGACCGTACCGGTGTTTCACCCTTGCCAAGACAGCACGGGCAGGTTTTCCAGTGGATAGGCTTGCCGCACAGGACGCACTCATCGTCGCCTATGTCCGGCATCGTTCCGCAGGTACACCTGTGGGCGATGTACTGCTCCCCGTTACACATCGGGCAAGTCTCAGTCTCTTCTATCCACTCAGGGGTGGACATCTGTTCTCTGTAAGCCTGGTCACGCATGACCATGTGGTTCTCAATAATCATAGCTGTATAGTGTTAAATGGTTTCGTGCCTGATCAGTTTGGTACAACCGTTAGTCATGAACACATACTGCACATTGCGGCCCTTTGTCCGCTTCCTGTTATTGTGGAAGTATGCGCCCCTGCCCGGTCTCTTAATGCTTGGTGCGGCAGTTGATACGTTCTCACTGAGAACCTCCGGCTTATGGGCCTTGCCCTTAAAAGCCTCCTTAATCCTTGAAAAAATTGATCTAATACTCATAGCTGTTTATAATTGGTTGATTTTTTCACGTTCAATAATCTCGTCAATCTTGCACCTAAGTTTATATGCCTTAAAGGAATTTTGGCAATTTTCTTTATGCGTGCAATTTCTTAAATTAGACTTCTGGTTATTAAGTATATTGTGATCCCAATGATCAACCTCTAAATGCGAAGGCGTGTTCATAATTATCCGATGCATTAATATTTGTTTTGGATTTGGTTTGCCTAAAATATTCTCATACCTTGCTGCACCGTTTGTGCTATCATACCATTTCCATTGAGATAACCACTCATAATCTTCATCATCAACCAGTGCAACCGATCTTCCCTTGCCTAATACAATTTCTCTCATTTTTCAGTAGTCTTAATATTATAACCCAATTCAGCAAGTGCAACTATTTCTTTTGCCTTCGTTGTTTTCTCGTTCCTGTATTTTTTGTCAGCCACAATCAATGTTATCTTTTTGTCAAATTCGGCTGTCAATTCAACTAATACCGTAGTTGTTTTTTCTTCCATGATTATATTAATTTGGTATGACAAATATAATATTTATAACAACGTGATGCAAGTAAATTTCACATTATTTTTCAGTAAAACCATAATTTAGACTGATTCTAAATAAGATATATTACACACGAAAATGTACGTTAAAATGTACAATAAGCACACATTTTGTATGATACATTTTGTATGATACATTTTGTATTTCACATTTTGTATTTCACATTTTGCGACAGTTTGCCGAAAATTAAGCAAGTATTTACGGCAAAAAAGAACACAAGCAACCTGCTTATTTAAGGTTATGGCCTTAAACTTAAATAAGATATTTCAGGGTGTAGCCTTATACCCCACGCTGACCTTCTTCTGACTGGCACACACCTGTAACTCGTCCTCGTCAGCGGGTATCACCTGTCTCACCCCGTCAATGTAGTATGTTACCTCGTAGGTGATGCTATCATAGCCAATGATGACCTTACTAATGCGTCCTATGGCACCCGCCTGGGTGATGGTCACATCGGTGCCCGGAGGGAGGATCTTGATCATCGGAATAGCTTATTACCTATCAACCGCAGGTTGATCACTTCAAAGTTACCCGTGCCATCCACCTCAATACGGGCACATCCGTGATTCCATTTATTAATGCGTGCATATTTCGGGTGTGGATCACCCATGTGGCCGGTGGACCAGGTACTGATCAGCTTGCCATCAATGGTCGGCTCGTTGTGTGAGGATGTCTGATGAAGGTGGCCGCAGAGGGCACTCTTCTTTGTTTTAAGGAACAATGAGCGGGCGGGATTAACGGACACACCCTTCATCTGTAACTCATGCCCATGAACCACGGGAAGATGTCCGATGTAGATTATCCGCTGGTCTTTGATGACCTCAATATTCTTTGCCCGTGTGTGTAGTAGGTTCTCGAGTTGGAACTCCTCAATGCCCAGCAACACGGGAGCGTTGCGGATAAGCAGATGCTCAAGCCGCTCTTCATGATTGCCGAGCTTCCAAAACACGGGTGCTATCTTTGTAATGATATCAAAGAAGTCACTAAGGGCAGCTATCTCTTCCTTGAGTGACCGCTGCCGGGGATCGGGATTAAACTTACTGAGCAGGTAGCAGTCCATTGCATCCCCGTTGATCAGTATGGCATCAACCTTCTTCTGTATGCCGTAGTTCAGACACTCACTGATAGCCCCTATGTCATGATATGGGATATGCAGGTCAGACATGACCAGCCAGTTCTTATACTGCGGAGGCACATGGTAATGCTCATAGCTTTCTTCAAAACTCTCCGGTAAGTTAAACGGATTGTACATACTTCAAGTCTTTAAGTTGCTTGCGGTGATGTTCACCTGTTGTTCCCCTGAGATGACGTATTGATGAGCGTGCTTGCTCTACCGATAAAAACATCTCAGGACATTCACTGAAAAGAATCCTTGCCAGTGTGCGTGACGGCAGATGGGGCAAACGGTCCATTACCTCCTTTACCTTTGCCGCTCTTATTTTTTGAAATTCGCTGTTCATAAAGAAAAGGGCACAACTCACGCCGTGCCCTCAACCAACCTAACCAAAACAACTATGAAAAGAAACCACCATTATCTGCGTCTCATTATCAGAAATATGCCCCCCAGTATTATAGAGGCAAATATGATGTATTGCCACAGCTTGCCGGAATACTTCGCCGGCTCTGTTATCGTTACTACCTTGTCAACGTACACCGTTTTGATGCTGTCACGATAAGCGATGACGGTGTCATTATTCCATACCTCAAGGTAGATCGTGTCTCTCGCCACCCAAGCGTGACCGCCGGAAGTGCCGTTATTGACCCATACCGTATCATGTATCGTTCCCGTAGCACTGACGGTGTCGGGCCGAATGATGATATAATAGGTCGTGTCTGACCATACATTATAGGTGGTATCCACTTCTGTGCCCCACAGATTAAAACACCGCTGACGGGTGGCACATGAACTTATGCTAATTATGCACAGGATCGCTATGATCAATCTCTTCATCACCTATGAATTTAGTTATGATCTTGGCTATGGCCAGCGTAATGTTACAGGCGAATATTACCCACAACTTTACTGTCTCGTCCATCGGTGCGGTCATGACAGCACCTGAGATAATGGGTATCCCCGCCAGACAGGCGTCACCAAACTGCTTCCACCGACGGGGTGTGCGACGATAATAGTTTTCGTACCTGAGTGTCATCCGTTGAAGTATATGATCGGGGCGTCAGTGTCGTTAACAACATCCACGTGGGTCCATCCCGTAGTGTCCAGCTCAACACGTATGTGACAAGGCATCTCATGACGACGGGTATAGATCCACTGCCTCACCTCCTCATCGCTCATGCCAGCCACATTAAAATCAATAGCCTGGAAGCGGGTGTGTGCCGACAGGTACATTATGCCTGCCGCTGTCTTATCCTTCACCAATGAACACATATTGCACCGGTAGCCACGCTGTGAATACTTACCGCTGTATCCGTGGGTATTTGCCGTTACCGGCTTGCCTATTGCCTTGCGGAACCAGTCAATCCATGCCAACAGACGGGGGTCAGCGAACTGCAAGGCACGGTCGCCGTACTTCTTATAGACGTGCGGACATACCAGCTCATGTGTAAGAAAACCGGTCATGGCTGGTTCATGTGCCATACGGCAAAGAGGATAAGGATAAGTATCACCAATGCCATGCCGAGGCCGGTATATATCAGCGTTGCTATGAAGGTGCCCCATACAAGACCGATATCAACGGCCGGCGTATGGAACATCTTGTCCAATACTTTAAGAATCCATTTTTTCATTGTATTGCAGTTTTATGAGGCGATACCGAGGCGTCCTTCTATCACCTGCAGCCGCTTCTCATGGTTATCAAGTCGGTTATCAATCTTATCTAGCCTGTCGATGAGCGGCTGTAATTTCTCCTCCAATACCATCCCCACCTTAACGGTAAACTCTGACATGATCTGAGCGATGTATTCATCCTCACGATCAAACATCCGTTTTATGAATAGTTGGTCATAAGGGTTCAACGACATCTTGTCGGTGTACTCATCTTTCATGACTGGCACCATCATCTTGGAGGTCTTAATCTTTGCCATCGATCTTTGTTACTTTAATACTGGGTGAGTATGGTTGTTTAATTGCTTCCTCAATCATCGTAGTGATCTTTACGTAGTGTTCAAAATCAGCATTCTTTCTCTCCTGCAGGTCTACTTTCATGGCTTTGTGTAATGCCTCTACATAGTTGGTCATCCTGACGGTGTTCTCATGCACCTCCGTCAGCTGTCCGTAGAAGTCATCCACGACGATTATGAGGCTGTCCTGTGAACGCTGTATGTCTTTTAAGGTGTCGTGCATCTCCGTGACTGTGCGTGTCAGCTCGGTCTTATCGTCCACCTGCTTGTCAATGATCTTAAACGCACCCCATAAAGCTGTCACCGCTGATACCAGGATGGCGGCAGAAGTCTTTAAGACACCGGAGTATTTTATCCACCACTCTTTCATAAGAACAACAGTAATGTCTCAATACCTTTGAACAGAAATATCATACCCCACCCTCCGCAGATGGCATAGAAGAAGTCATAGTAGTCAGGTGTACCACGGCCAAGCCACTTGTCATAGATCACCTCTTTTGCACCGGCCAGCACGACTACGGCTATAGCTGCTATTCCTGCATCCCATCCGTACATATATTTCTTTACGAACAGACAGGCCAGTAAGACTATCAATGCTATGGCTGCCCCTGCGAGAAAATGTGCCTTGTATCCATTTTTCATATCGCTTCTTTTATTTGCAACTACTCATTTTCACTATCTACTGACGTTTCAGACTGCAAGGCAGCATATTCCTCTAATGCGCTTATAACATCGCCTGCCTGCCATTCATGTGTTAGCCATTCTTCTCCCCATTTTTCTCTGATATATTCTTCTGCTGTCATCTTTTGTTTCTTAAATATCCCCATTTAGTTATATTGAGTGCTACTACACTAACTATTAACTGTTATCGTTGCCGTAAATCCTGCGGCAATAAACTTTGCTTCAATAGCCGACTTGCTTGCCAATCCTGCGGCTGATGGTATGCCGTTCCCCACTGCATTAATCTTAATCTGCATATTTTTTGTCGGCGTGGTTGTCGCAAAATAATCATCAACATCATCAAGGAAGTCGTCAATTTCTTCTTGACTCAGCAAACACCCCGGGGCATATAAACCTATTGTAGCATCAAGACCAACGTAAGACCCCCTGGGCAGCTTTGTTATTTCCTGATTAGCAATATAGAATCTTGTTAACACGTTCGGCATCACCCATCCCGATAAATCTCCGCTTACTTTATTTTCGTAAAGAGCATTAGTTGGGATATAAAAAATTGTTATCACATCAGGTAATACCCAATCAGATATATCCCCTTCAAACATATTGCTTTTAATATTACAGTTAGATAGTGCAGTCGGCAAACACCACTTAGAAATATCACCATACGACAGCACTTGATCGTAATGCTCAAATCTCATTATAGAATCTACGTCACCCGATAGTTGTATGTAATACGGGTCTTGCTCATTACCCTCACCGTATCCTTTTGTGATATTACTATTGTTGCCACTATAGTCGGCATTAGAACCATCGCCCCAATTAACGTTCACCGTCTTGCCCGCTGCAATATTTAATATATTAATAACTACGTTTGTTAACGTTGATTGATCGGTTTTCCACACAAGAGGAGTGATAAGCGTATCGCTCTCCGCAAAATCAGAATACCATGAGCCGCTCTTTGCCCTAACCCTAAACTTCATTGTAGCATTTTGCCATGTACGGTTATTATATGTAACTGTTGCAGCATCAAGCGTTGTTACCAACGTATAAGCCCCACCATCTTTACTCTCCCATATCTCATGCGTCGCTACGCTTCCTGTATTATCCGTAAAGTCAATCTTTGCATAATCGTCAACCCACGATACTGTTACTGCCGAGGGTGCTATTTTTGACGATAATAAATTATTTACAGACGGCGACAACCCATTTCCAAGTTGTATGTACCCGCTTTCATCGGGGTGAAGTCCATTTGTATGAACTCCCAGGGTCTTAGGATAGCCCTCATCCCGATCAAGAAAAATACTCTCATAACTACAATCCACTCTTGTATTGTATGTTCCGTTTGCAAATTCATCGGATAATTCTTTTCTTAGTTTGTGAATTGCATCAATAAACATATCAATAGAATAGACAGATGTATCATAATCTTCATCCCATCCGATCCCCGTATTTTCAGTTATCGTTGGTAGCGCCACTATTATATTAATGGCAGCATCATGAGCAAGAACAGCATCAATGAATGTTTTTGCGTCATTAATAATTGCAAGTAACTCAGCATCGGTCAATCCGTCTCCTGTTATTGTTGATGCAGTAAATACATCATTTAATCCTAAACGAATGAGCATATAATCAGGAACATCTATTGAATTGTCGGTAAAGTAGGCTGCTATATCAAGCGATCCCGTCTTTACCCACGGAGCTTCGGTTATCATGTCATTCCATGTATGACCAACATAACCCTCATGTAAAACAGTTGTCCCTTGTGTGCCCACAAACGTCAGTGTGCTATCAGGCAAATTTGCGCTTAACCTTGCCGCTATATTTGTTGGAGCGATGCCCGTCATTGTGCTGTCACCGACAAGCATTATTTTAGCTGATCCTGCGGCGGCAACGCCATTAACAGATATTGTTATTGTTTTGTCCTCAATAGTGTAACTGCCATTTTTGAATACAGCCCGTAATGAATGATTGCCTACATCTCCCGCCTCCGGTGTAATTACCAAATTATTCCCTACCTGAGTACCAATGTCACAAGTATAAGTTACAGCTAAAGGATTGCCAATAGGCACATTGATAAGAGCATCACCGTAAATAGTGACCTCCTGACCAACCATTAAACTCACTCCCGTAGCCGGTAAAGCAAAGTAAGGAAGTCGTGTCGTCCAGTAGGAACTCCAATTTACACCGGTACTGCCCTGGCCTATTTTAAGACCACCTATTCCTATTCTTATTCCCATTGCGTGTCCTCCGATTAGACACCAAATCCTGCATAAATATTGGTAGCAGTAGTACCACTGGCAAAGACCTTGCGAACTACCTCCGGGTCAACAAAGATGTCGGAGGCGGCAAAGGCTTTCGTGATGGCCTCGCTGTCCTCATTACCCACAGGACAGTATTTAATATTACCGGCAGTAGTGGCACGGAGGAAGAAGGGCATCCCCGGCTCATAGTCAGCACTTGACACATCGACAGCCACAACCCTTGTTATGTTACCTGACGACTGTGATACCCACGGTTTGTTTACGTTTCTATCCATTGTATTTTATTTTATATGCTATTTTAATCACCCACGACTCTAAATCTGAAATCATTACATCTTGTACTACATTTGCAGAAGTCTGCCCATAAAGGGTAGTCTGCCGAGTTCCTGTTAAGAAACGTCACCACCTCACACTTGAGGGCGTCAGCTGTCAGCCGTGCCTCTGTCTCAAGTCGCTGTGTTACCTTGTCTGATACCGGCGTGCTATAGTCACTCTCCTTGACCACTATCCCGGCAGCGGTATAGTTATATGCCGTCCTATTGGTAAAGCGTGCAAAGGCATAATACATGATGCACGCCCTCAGTCCTTGGAACATATATGTCCGGCTGTTATAGGTATAGGTGCCTCCGTCAAGCAGCAGCTCATTCGCTGTGGTGAACGAAGGAGGCGAGGTAACGGCCTGTGTTAGCAGTTCATTCAACAGACCGTCACCTAACCAGTGTTTGACATCAAGCATCTGTGCCTCCCATACGAACATAGGCCATGAGGCGTGATTCTTCACGCTGTCACAGACCAGCTTATAGTTCTGCAGATCGGTTATCTCTACGAGTGTGATCGGGGTCATACTTCGATAATTTTACGTGCGTCCTCTTCACTGAAGCTAAACAGCTTGATAAGCAGCTGAACCTTCTGCTCTGGTAACATTACAGGGTCGGTGATGATCGTGACCATTGACTGCGTACCACCTACACCGATGACAGATGCAAGTATCGTTTCTTCTGCCTCACTGTCCTCTGCCTCGGCAAAGCCTATCAGTGCCCTGCGCTCATTTCTTGTAAGGTCAGGAAGGATAGCCTCATTGATGTTGGCGTCCTTGCCTTCATACTCAAGTATGCCTATGGAGTAATCAGTAAACTGCGTCCTATACATTGAGAGCATATCCATGAAGGCCGTCTCCAGCATGGCTCTCTCATCACCCGTCACCGAGTTCATGAAGGCATAAGCCTGCCCTACCAGTTCGGCACCAAAGCCAGCTCCGACATCAATGCCACGCAGTACGGGAGGTATCCGGAACATGGAGGCGATGTTCTGCTGCACGGTCTTCTCAGTAAGCTCAAACTGCCGGTCGTAGTTCTTGGCGGTGAAGTCAATGAACTCCGGCTTCTCCTCGTCGGCATCCACATCCACCACCCATATCTTTGAGGCATTCTCGTCACCCTGCATCCGCTTGATGTTCTCGGCGCTGGACTCCTGTTCCTTGTTGTAATTATCATTGGGGTCAATGGTGCCATCATCCAGCGTACGGGGTTTGATACCTTTGCGGACCAGTATGCCAGAGGGAAGAAAGTTGAACTTTGCATTGCGGTGCTTGACCGTTGACACGCTCTCCTCAGTGAGCATATCTGTTACCACAGCGTCAAAGGGTGACACGGGATATTCAAAGTCACCATCAGCGGTGAAGTAATACACCTGTCCAAGGTAGGCTTCCGGCCCACCTGCCTCTGTCATCTGTGCGATAGCCTTTGTGGGGTCATAACGATGGATGTATTTTATGTCATCCTCACTGATCCTCTTGCCGGTCTGACCGGTCCAGTCGGGATAGACAGCTATGCGGCCGGTGTATTTCTTATCCTTCTGCTCAATACGACAGTGTTCGAAGGGTATGTTATAATATTCTACCGGTATCCCTAACCCGTCATACTTAATCAGAAAAGCAAAGCCGTTATAGTATTTGAGGTCTTTGGCTGCCTTACGTAACAGGGTTGATGCCCTCTCTCCACTGGTGTTAAGGACAGTATCATTGAGGGTAAGATCAGTGAAGCCACCACCGGCTACAAACTTGATGTAGACATCCATGCAGGTGCTGCCGGTGCCGGAGGAGTTGATAATCTCAAGCACCTTCTGCGGGTAGTCATTGCCGGCTCCGTAGGCCTTGATCTGTTTGGAGTTCATCCAAACATCACGCTCTACCCTGGGGGCCGTCTTTGCAGCCGATACCCTCATTACTTACGCTTTTTAGGTGTACTCTTCTTGGTGACCTTCTCAACAAGTTCATGAGTGATCTCGCTGGCAGGACGGCCGGTGTATTTCTCTTCAACCGCAGGCTCCTTAATAACCGGTTCAGGAACCTCCACAACAGGGGCAGCCGGTATCTTATCAAAGAAGATCCTCTTCTCAGGAAACTCTGTGAGTATCTGTGCGGCTATTTCATCGGTGATGGTCTTCCATGTGTATGTCCTGCGTGCGTCGCTAAAGACGGTGAGGACCACGCCTTTCTTTAAAATATAGTTGCTTGATGCCATTTGTTTTTTGTTTAGGATTTTGAACAGCGCCTCGATGTAGCACGTGCTGCATCCGGCATTAAGATGTCCGCCAAACATTCTGCGATACTCCCTGCGTATGACCTCTTTATTTTCGGTGTTACGGAACGAGGGCTCATTGACAAACTGCCGTGCGAACTGTTGTGTGATCATAAAAAAGTTGGGGGAGAGAGTTTCTCCCCCAACTTATTTATTCGCAGCACGGAGCTACAAGAGAGTCAATAGCCAGCCTCGTAGCCGCGATGTCAGTGGCAAAGTACGTCATCGGTGGCAGGGATTCCTTGAGGGTATCCGAGCAGCCGGCGGTAAGCACCCACCCGCCGAGGGTGTCCTCGTCGTTGGTGTTACGGGTGATCTCGTTCAGTTCAAGACCGAAGTCCCAGCCGAGAACTTCAAAGACAGTCCGTCCGAGGTTGTCCTTGTTGTAGTTGTTCTCGATGATAACCATAAAGCGGCTTCCGGCGGCTTCCTTGATCCACAGCTTATCCTCCGGGGTGTTGTCAAAAATCCTGAAGATGAAGTTATGATCCCATACCTTCTGGTAGGTCTTCTTAACCATCGCGACGGTATGCTCATTGGAGAAGTTAAACCCTTCTACGCAGTAAGCGTTGGCAGGAGGAGAGATAGTCTTCAACACCAGCTGCGTCATCAGCAGTGGGTTGTCAGGATCGAACGTACAGGAGTCCTTGTCTACGTCATCATAGTTGATGAAGTAGGCCTTATCCTTGATTCCCTGCACCAGGTTGGAGCAGTTCTTCAGGATGCAGTCTGATATTTTACGATAGCAATCAGCCATGATCCTCTGTTATTAAAGTCCTACCTGAACAAGACGGTCATCGATGATCTTAGCATCGAATGCGTCAACAGCCTCGATGCGGTTGTAACGGCTCCTGGGATCGTAGAACGAGTTAATATTCTCGAACAGTGAGGTGCAGGTCATACCCAGTGCAAGGTTTGACTTGGTCGTGTAGAGTACCCTGTGCGGGTTGTCCAGCTTGGTGCCATCATTGTAGTATGACCTTATGATCTGGTCCCACAGAGGCAGGGATACCATCTGTATGCCGTCCCATGTTGCCATCTCAATGCCGTCAACCATCAGCTTGTAATCCTGAAATACGGTGCCAACGGTCTGCAGGTACCTGCGGAGACGGTCGAACACTGAGCGGGTGACAAGGAGGATGCGGTCAGGCTGTTGTGCCAGCTCGGGGATGGCTGAATCGATCACGCTATTGACAGCGTTGAAGGTCAGTATCGGGGTAGCAACGGAGAACTGCAGTGCAGTTGTCATCTGTGTGTTACCCGGCATGGCCGTCAGGCGGTCGGTGTCAGCGGCGTAGATAGCAGCAAGCTGTACCCAAAAGCCATCGATGATATTGAAGAAGTCGGGATCAATGCCAGGGGTAAGAACACCTGCAGGGGCATTGGTAGCATTGACATCACCGAACCATGCTGACCGGAAGATCATTTTCTTGATGTCCTTCACAAGGATGTCCTGTATGAAGGCAAAGATCTCAGTCTTGGTGAGGTCGAACACATCAACGCCGCACTTGAGAGCAAGACGCATGAGTGAATCGGATACCTCATCCACGCACATATCGATGATGACTTCATGGTACTTCGGAGACCAGGTCTTTTCAACGGCCGGATTCTCGTAGCAGTGAGCGACGGGATCGCAAGACTGTGCAGCCTTGCCTACAAGACCAAACGTTCCGGGTATGATACCGATGCGTTTGTCATTCTTGATACCCGTGTAGAGGGTGTAGAGCTGTGACAGTTCCGGTGATTCCAGAACCGCCGTGACAACGAGTTCATTCAGTGAACGCAGTTCGTCTGCGGTGAAGTGAAGGTTGTCGAGGTTGAGTGTGTTTCCACACGAGGGAGATACTTGTGACATTTTTTATTCCGATTTTTCAGTTAATTTTTTACGTATTTCTTTGACCCTTGCAAGGTCCACGCTGCCGACCTTGTCAACAACGGTATTCACCTTTGTTCGGCCTTCGGGCTTCCACTCGTTCTTCAGAGCGGAAAGTTCCGTCACCAAAGCCTGTGCCTCTGAGACTACCTTTGCAGCTTCGGCTTCCTTAGCTGTCACCTCTGCCTCCTTAGCGGCGATCTCTTCGACCTTAGCTGCCTGAGCAGTTTCCAGTTCGGTGATCTTTGCCTCAAGGGTTGCGATTGTCTCTTTAGCGTCAGCAAGTTCATCAGGGGCCTCGGCCTCTTTCACTTCGGTTATAGTACCATCGGCAACAGTAATAACTTTGCCATCGGTAAGTGTGTACGTCCCGTCAGGTGAGGCTTTGTCGCCTACCTCCGGGCTTCCCGTCTCACGCACGACAGTAAACTCGTTACCGTCTTTATCGGTCAGTGTTTGATCGACCTGTGGGAGGCGGCTCAGATTCTTGATTTTGGCGACAGCACCATCCAGGGCCTCGCCAAGCCTTTCAAAAAAAGCCTTCTCGTTCATGTGTGTTAAATTTGTTTTCATATAAGCATAAGCCCTGACAGGCTCAATCACTTTCGTCGCAAACCCCAGCTTCAGCATATCTTCAGCCGATAGCTTGGTGTCATTCTTCATGTATTCAGAGAGCGTCTCAACCGGTGACCCGGTGCGCTCGACGTAGAACGCCAGTATCTTCTGCTCCTCCTGCTCCAGCTCGGCAGCTATCTTCTTCAGATCTTCGCTCTCATAAGCATCAGCCAGCGTGAAAGGAGGTATGTACGGGTTATGGATCAGCCCGTCGGCGTTCTTCATCATCTCACGTTCGTCACCGGCCAGAAAGATGATTGTGGCGATAGAGTAAACACGGCCCTCACCGATGGTCTTGATACGCTTGCCGGAGTTGACAAGCAGGTCATGTATGGCCCACCCCTCCTGCACATCACCGCCACGTGAGTTAATACGGACGGTTATCTGCTCATCGGTTGTCTGTTCAAGGAAGTCAGCCACCATGCTTGCAGATATGGCCTCCATCCCATCCGGCGAAAACTCGCCTATATCACCATAGATTCTGAGTGTACTCATAGTTAGTTATCAGGTATTCCTCCGGGTATTGTCTGTTCCGGCATCAGCTCCTTATAAGAGTCGATATCGGGGGCACCGATACCGGCATACACTCGTAATGCCTCGGCAAGCTCCCCCTGCCCCAACACATAGTTCAGCTCCATGTGTACGGGGTAAACCATTTGTTCTTCTATCAGCATGATATTTTTGTTTGCAATATATATTGTTATACGCTTGTAAGTGGCTGTTTTACTGAAGGTAAACTTTCATATTTGCTGAAGTCAATCTTTCAGTATGCCATCACCATAAACTATTATTTTACAGTCAGTCATGGCATTACACAGGTTTTTGAAATGAAGACGTATTTTATCAAGCATTTTGCCTTTAAGGTGCGGATGATTGGTCATATCCACCCCAAACACGTGTATCTCGGTGGCATGATATTCCTTATATGCTACCTGCATGGCTACAAAGGGACTAAAAAAGCTCCTTTCGTACTTTGGTCCGTCAAGCCTACAAACTCTGTCAGGATAGGTAGCATATAATTCTATCTTATGGAAGTCAGGACGTGTGTCCCACGCTACTATCTGTGAGTAAAAAGCCTGCGGTCTGGACTGATCTATGACCCGTAGTCGGTCTGAAGAGAATGCTGACCGCCGGTCAAGACAGACAATCACGTCCGTCTTTACCTTACGCCATACGTCATTGACCCCTATGGTAAGGTCAAAGCCCTCAGCGTACTCGCTTACGGAACATCCCAGTCCTATCAGGGCGATTCTCATAGACCCAACCTGCTTCTATCTCTGGCTTACGATGCTTGACACGCTCATCACGGGTGCCACGGGTATCGTGCTGTATATACTCCCTCGGCTCTCCCTTCCAGTTCCATCCCTTGCCGGCCGTATGACCCAGCCCCGGGAACTCCTTGAGTATCTTCTCCGACATACCCGCACGGTGTATGGCCGTCATGGTCATATAACAGGGTGCCCCGTGATGTACAAATGGCGGCCACTTGAAGTATTCGCTGACCTGTATCAGCATGAAGTAGGGATGCAGGTACCTCACCGGCTTGGTGCCCTTGTGTTCGCTCTTAGCCCCGTACTCAAAGCCATCCTCTCCGGTTGGCTCGATGTATCCCACGCCATAAGTGTCATCCTCCATCATGGCCAGCATAGCCTCCACGGGCGACTTGTGCATGATGATATCGCTATCGAAGATCAGAGCATACTTTGTCTGCACCTTGTGCATCGCCAGATCCATGCCACGGCCATGGCCTATGTTATGACCACAGATGACAGGATGCGTGTTCTCATTATGCAGGGTACGCACGTACACCTGGCAGGGATCATTCATTGTGGATCCATCAACAACGATGATCTTCATGTCGGGATGAAACTGCCTAACGCTGGTGAGTGCCCGCTCTATTAAAGAGACGGTGTTGCTGCATACCGTTATCCCGGTAATATCGCTCATAGAGTGTTGCATCGTTTCCTATTTTTGCTTTTAACCATTTCATATCTAAGTCGGGTAGCATATTCATTGCCCGTGAGTGACCGGCACCGATACCACCCCTACCGGGCATACCCTTGATGCCTATGCCGAGGTCGCCCTCGTAGAAGAGAATCCTGTCCGGCACCGTCGCCCACAGGACACAGTCAATAAACTTGTTCGGCAGTGACTTCATCAGGTGCGGCAGTGCTGCAGGACGGAAGGCTGTCTGGAACAGCGAGGCATGGATGGTATTGGCGTTGGTTATATGACGGCGATGCTGCACGTTATAGTAGATCGTTTTCATCTCTCCCCACAGGTCATGTCCTGCGTGTGCCATCATGCGTTCAAGGTAAACCGGCCGGTAGTAGTCATCATCCTCAATAATAAAGATAGCCTCTGCCGTCTCGCCTATCCTATCTTTCATTGCCTGTACCCCAACAGCGATATTGCGTGCCTGTGTGTTCTGGCCGGTGGACCACCGTGGCTGCGGATGAACCTTAACAATGGTCCATCCCTCACGGAAGTCATCAGTCACCTTATCGGTACTGATCGGATAAGCGTCATCCACAATTACCCACATGACCTCTCCCATGTAGGTCTGCTGCTTCATCAGGTGCGTACAGATATCAAACTGTGCGGGGCGTGCCCCCGTTGGAGTAATAAGTACAATCATTATTCGCTTTGAGCTATTTTAATAGTGTCGCTGATTTTTATCTTCCGCACATCGATGCGATTACTGGCTATGATGGTAGTGGGTATGTCTATCCCTCCCTGCTGATACTCTACCCAGTATTTGAAATACTTGCCAAAAACGACCCCGTACTCACGACCGTAGTTACCGTCGTGGACTACCACTATCTCCGGCTTGTCCTTAAAGGCAATGATGGCAGCAAGACGCATAGCCCACGTAGAGCTGTCAATAAACACCAATCCCCAGTCCTTTTGCATCATAGTGTAATAGAGTGAACTCTGGTCTGTCGGTAGGTACATGAATTTGTGACGCTCACTTAATAAATGCTTGTATTTGACAATCCACTCAGGCTGATCATCGATGGTCAGTATGTGGCGGTCTGTCATCTCATGGATCTGCGGCGTTGAACTGTCACCGGCACCAAGTTCAAGGATAGCACCCTTTGTCTGCCTGACGGCCTCAAAAAGCACTGGCTGATGTGTTGCTATTGGGTTCATAATTCTATTTGTTTACCGACAAACATATTATCGGGATTGGTTATCGGAAAAGGTCTCTTGTCACCACCGTAACAGCTGACCACACTCTCATGTGCTATATGTTTATCAGCTACCAATGGCCATATATACTCGGCAAGGAATACCTGGTCTGTATAAAAGAACTTACCACGGTCGTGCATGGAGTATAGGTGCTTGTTATCGGTGAGCCACTTGTTTATAATCTCCCTGCACCCGGGACGGAACTCTTTTGTCGCTCCCCACATTGCCCCGCATATCGGTACCGAGACATGACCCTGGTGATCACGCATGATATGGAATATCTTACCTGATTGCTCCCATTCCTTGACGGCATCAGCCTCACGGGCACTCAGCCGTGAATCCGTATCACGGACAATAAACCGGTCTACGGTCAGGTCATCAAGGGGAAGGAACCGCCAGAACAGACCGAAGTGACCGTCACTATCCGACATATACATAACCTCGGCATCTTTCATTAAGATATCTATGGCAGCCTGTGGCACGCTGTGGTCAACATAGAAGCGACACTTCCAGTCAGGGTAGTGGATCTTCTGCAGGGCAAGGTTCTCTATGGCACCCTGCACATACTTTGGCCTGTCACCCCATAGTGAAAAGCTGATTATCTTTTTATCTGCCATCATGTTGGTATTTATTTCCGTCGTGATTGATACGCATATATTTTTCGGGATAGTCAAGACTGACGAGATAGAAGCCCCACAGTCTTTCAATAATTCCACAGATGGTATGCTTGCCCGGCCATGTCTGCAGGTGCCACCGGTCATCGGCAAGTATCTCCTCTAATTCCCCGCAGTATTTCTCCATGAACTCACCAAAACGCATGAACACCTCCAGCGGTGCGACACACATCCCCCCAATCCATCCTTCTCTCAGTATCCTTTCGATATTGATGTTCATCCTTATCCTGTCTGCCATATAGTTGCTGAGTTGACGTACCTCGGACGGCGTGAGATATAAAGGATGGAGTGTCTGCGGATGCAGCACCGGACCAAAGAAGGTGTTGTAGAAGATCGTGTCCGGTTGCCGGTCTATGGTCTCAAGCATCTCCCGTACACTGCCCTGTTCAAAGACGATATCGCTGTGCAGGATACCTACATGATCATCCCGAAGTGAAGGGTTAAGATAGATGTGAGCGACGGTACCATACTCAGCGTATTTATGCAACTGGTATACGGGGTTATATCTCTCCAGCTCATACTCTCGGACCTGGCTAACAAGGTCAGAGAACCGTGACCAATCCTTTGGATAGTTCTCATTGACCACATAGCTTATGACATGGCTACGTTCATCAGGGGTTAGTCTTTCAACTGCATCGCTGCGAAATTCTTTATGGCATACAGAGTATAGCTTCATTACTTTTTGTCTGTTGCGTCAAGCCATAACTGCACCTTATACCTGATCATCTCTGCCTCGGTAATACGTTTGCCTGATGAGTTGTTATAAGCCTCGGCATCAGCAGCCATGTGCTGTTGTGACTGGTCATACGTCTTGTCATAAAGAGTGTTGTCGATGGTAAAATGCAGGTGCTTCAGCCTTACCTCGGGGATATAGACAGTCACCCCGGCACGACAGGCAACGTCAAAGATGTATGTGTCGATGTAGTTATGGCGTATGTGTTCGGGGAAGAAGTAACCAAGCACTCCTATCCAGTGCTGAGAGACCACGGCAAAGGTGGCAAGACCTTCATGCTGTATCCCATCATCAAAATAGTAAAGGGCGTAAGGGTGATCGACTATCTTTTTGCTTAGTATCTCATCCCATCCTGGTGTGTCGAACACCATATCGTCGGCCCCGTTCATGAAGTACATTCTGTTTGACCGGAGGTGCATTGCCATGTGATTGAATGCACGGGCTATTATACGCCTCTCACTGTAAAACGGCACGACCTTGATGTTAGGATGCCCGGTAAATACCAGATGCTTGTATTCCTCCAGCTTATCATCATCGTCATCTACATAGTAGGCAAAGATTATACGATGTTTGCCGGAGATGGTCTTGCGTATGCTTTCGTACAGACGCATCAGTCCTGCCGGGCGTGAACGTGTGGGAGTGAGGATAGCGATCTTCATGGGTCTAATAATCGAATGGGTGGAAGTGACATACATAATACTGCGGTGTGGATAACTTTGCCCCCTGGCGATGTAGCAGATGTTGCTGGATGGTCCTCCAGTCGTGGGTATAACCATCCTGCCATACCAGGCCTACGTTTTTCTCGTGAATGATGCTGCTTGTCCCTATCTCATAGAGCTGTGGCCGGACCTGTCGCTCGGTAAATAATAATTTACCTTCATTCTTGCCCTGTATCAGCCAGTCATTGTACCATCCCCAGTCGTATTTAGTCGTGTCAAAGCTCTCAGCAAGGGTCTTGAGATGGTCACGGCCAAAGAAATCGTCATGGTCAAGGTAGCAGATAAGGTCGCCACGGGCCATTTCTATGCCTGCCTGCCGGACATGACCGCTGAAAAGAGGCTGTTTAGGGATGTATTTGAACCGGATCCGGGCGTTCATTGTCCAATTATCGTAGTAAATCTGCTCTGCAGTGGTGTCTCCGTCGGCTATTATGACCAGTTCGGCGTCGGCAAATGACTGATGGATGAAGCTATCGACGGCACGGACAAACTTACGCTCGGGGTGAGAGGCACTTTTTATGCCATCAACCTCATAAGGCTTGAGGTAAACAGGCATAATAACTGATATCATACCTCGCCCTCCATCCGTTCAATGACATTGTAGACGCTTCTCTCGGTGATCTTCATCTCCTGTGAGGTGAATGCTACGGCGTGTGACCGGTAGTGTCCCTGCTTGGTCCAGTAATAGAACCGTGAGTAAATAGAGAAGTAACGCATCATAGAGCAGGGCACTACCCCTATCCTTACCAGTGTCTTTACGGTGTCAATATTATGGGTTATGTATTCAAAGAGTGTCATATCGTTGCTCCTACTTGTACCTTCTGTACTTCTTTCTGCTTGGCGTTGATATCCTCCACTGTCACCCTTGGTGCAGGCATGGAGGAGAACGCATCCACCAGGTCCTCCTTCGTCAGCTGTGGAGTGTTGGCCTGTGCGTTCAGCTGCTGCTGTGACATCTGTGTCAACACTGACGGACGGGTAGCTGTGGCGGTCATACGTGCTGCAGGGATAGATCCGGAGATGGCTGTCGCTGACGGGACGGAGCCTCCACCGCTGTCACCGGGCAGGCCGGACTTGACAGATACAATCTTCTTGACCGTAGCAATACCTGACACGACTGCGGAAGCGGCAGCAGCAATACCCCACAGCGGAGCGGGGGGAATACCGGCGTTAGCGGCATACGCCTTCTGTGCTGCAAGGTAGGTGTCAATAGTTGCCTGTGCCACGGCAGCCGCACGGCCGATGGCGGTGTTCTCTCCGAGCAGCTGTGCTATGCTGCCCGTGAAGCTTGAGAGGATCTGCATCTTTGCTTCGGCCTCATACTCTTCTATCTTCTTCCGTGCTTCAGCCCACTTTTGTTCGATGAGCAACCTGTCAGCACCGGTCTTATTGGCGGCCTCCATCTCTGCCCGGTACTGCATATCCAGCTTCTCACGCTGTATGTCAAACTCTGATTGTCCCTGTGCCTCAAGTATGGCCAGCCGGTTCTCGGCATCTATCTGTTCCTTATCTTTCTGGAATTGCTTATACTCCTCCTCAGCCTCCTGTTGTGCCCGTATATATTCGACAGTTGCCTGTGCCTCCTTCGCATCTTTATCACGCTTCCAGTCATCATACTCTTGCTCTGCCTGTCGCTGTGCCTCCCAGTATTCAAAGAAGGTGTCTATCTCCTTACGTGCCGCCTCCACACGCTTGTTACGCTCCTCCTCCTCAAAGCCAGACAGACGAGATATATTACGTTTATTCTCCTCGTAATACTGAGTATCAAGATTGATATACTGGGCGTATAATTCATCAAGCCCGTCAACCTTCTCCTGATTACGGTCATAGAGATCTTTGACGGCCTGATCAGCAAGTTCACGCTCACTGTCGGTCATTTTGATATACGCCAGCAACTCTTGTTCCGTCACCCTGTTTGCCTGAGCAAGACCAGAGATACCGGCATCAAGTTTCTGACGGGTGAACTCACGCTGTGCCGCCACCTCCTGTTCACCTAATGCCATAGCCTCCTGTAAGGCCTTCTTACGTTCGGCTGTACTCTTTGTTCTATCCTGTGCGGTGTACTCCAGCCTGGCTATCTTGTTGCGGTTCTCTGCCGACTGACTGACATAGTTCTTCTCAGCATCCTCGATGGCATCAAGTGCAATCACGTACTTGTATGCCGCATCTGTCGCATTACGCATCTGATCACCTATGCCCGTGAAGCTGTCTTTCATTCCCTGTGCAGCCTCCTTCCAGTTGCCCTTAAATAAGTTGCCTATGGCAGTTGCAAAACCCAGCACCCGCTGACGCAATACATCCAGCACAGCCTTTATCTGAGCAAACCGTGCTTCCATCTTGGTGGCAGCATCGTCTGAGGTCTTGAATATCTTGATCAGCCCGATAATGGCACCCACGATAGCCGTGATAGCAAGGATAACAGGGTTCAAGGCAAGGGCCTTCATGGCAGTACCGAACCGCTTGACCGAGCTGACAGCATTACCGAGTGGACCAGGAAGCATCTCTACCCCCCCGATAGCTCCTTTGATAGCCTCAGAATAGTTACCCACGTTCAGCCGGTTGTCATGGATCTCTTTGCCGAAGGCGTCAAGTGCTTTCTTAGCATTGTCCACAACCTTGCTCTGCTCAATGAAACGCTGCGACAGGACACGCACACCCTTCTCATTGACCACATAGGCATCACCCATCAGCTTGAGCTGTGTCTGTGCCAGCTGCCAGTTGCGGTATAGCTTCTCGTAAGAATCAGCCTCTGCCTTATTGGCCTTGATAGCTGTCTGCACATTCTTTGAAGCATTGGCACGCTCAGTCTGTAAGACCTTCAGCGTAGCAGCGGCCTTGAGATAGTCCTTGTTGCTCTTGTCCTGTGACGCCAGCAGATCAGCATTGGCCTGTATGAAGTCCTCTACGGCCTTATCGGCAGCCTGTAACTGCTTGACATAATCGTCAACATTACTCTCAATATTGACTATATATTTCTTCTCTTCTGTATCCATCACATTCGTATTAATTCAACGGTGCATAACTGACCCGGCACGTAGTTCGACACCTTGTTCACATAGAAGTGTGCCTTGTACTGCTTGAGGTAAATAGGTATGTAGTGCTTCAGACCGGCCACCTCATACACCGGCAGGTTAAACTTTGCCTTGCGAAGGTTGGTCTTAGTCAGCAGACGTGACAGGCCGGAGTAGTGATACAGCTGTGAGCCGAAGCTCATCTCAATGGATGTAGCCTTCTTGGGGTCATTAACTGGGTAGCTGGTGCCACCGCCGTCGGTAGTGGTAAAGGTCAGGCTCTTGCCAGTTACCGGTGATACATACACTATCCGTGGGTCTATCTCTTTCTCTGCTTCATAGACAACGTCCTCGGCGTCGTACTTATTGAACCCTATACGTGAAACGGTCACATCGTCGAGGATGGTCACCTCGTCGCTGTAACTGAGAGGCACCTGCACTACATCCTGTTTAGCTTTTAACGTAGCGTCATTTACGACAAAGATGGCGTCACCGTTACCCTTGATAACATCATCGCTCTCGGCAAACTTGAGGTAGTTCTTACGGGCATAATCACCGAACTTAAACTCCACCTCGTCATCCCTCTCAGAGAGATACGCCGACCAGTCACGGGCATAGGGTATATTGTCATACAGATCATTGAAGGACCAGAAGTGTATCCTCCTGTCACGGGCATTGGCCTCAGGGATAAGAGCAAACAGGTTACAGATAGCCTTGATAAACTCCGTCTGCGTCATGTCAGGCAAGTAATACCTCGGCTCAATAGGTGATGAATACCCTACCGACGTGTCTGTTATGGATACAATAGACACAGAATAATAGTAATACAGGTACTGGCTCGTCTGAATCCAGAACTGATCAGCAGCCGTGCCGGTGTATTCCATCTCGAAATAGTAGCCGAGTATGTTACCGCCGGTATAAATGAACGTGCCTACAGCACCATCAGCGTCATATAATGTCAACGTTGGATGTGACGGCACCCACCAGTTACCACCGATAACCACCACCTGTATCTTGTAAGTGCCGTCAAGGGGCAGATCATAATAGCCGATACGGAAGGTCTCATCCCCATTAAGCAGAACCGGTGCCGGTACTGACCCAAGTATGGTGTTGGCGGGGAAGGTGTACTGTCCTATCCAGTAGACCGAATAGAGGTAGTTATTAATCCAGTCCTGTGATATATCCCTGTTGACGATAGGCATAAACGCCTTTGTGAACCGCTCATCGGTGAGTATGTCACCCGTACAGGTGAACCCTGCATTGAGAAAGATCTCATCCCATATCGCTTTGAGCTTAACGAATGGCCATATCCTTCCACCCCATACCGTTGCATCGTTACCGGTGGGCTGCATGATACCACCGTCATCTGACGGCTCCATCAGCGGGTACACATAGTCAAGGTCAGAAGCATGGGTGGCAGCCTGTACGTTAGCGGTCCATGTATGGTTAGTGCTGGCGAGGGTGAGGTCAACGAGTTTCAGCGGCTCTATCTCCTTAAAGAAGTTCTTATTGCCTGAGTAGATACTTGTATTGTAATACTGGTCATCGGCTGAGTTGATGACAATGATACCACCGGTGATGATCTCAAGGTTATCAAGGATGAGCTTGCACGACCGCTCCTGGTATGGAAAGTCAGTATCCACACCCACCTCGCCTGACAACTCAAACAAGGCTTTCATCTCACGGGTCTTGCGTATCTTGAACTGTGCTGAGTAATCACTCTGCCTGTCCTGCATCTCGGCTATGTCATTGGTCTGCTTGGTAAGGGCTATCACCTCACCGTCATCAATGTCACACAGCACGTCTTCGACGTATAGCTTCTGCACCTTTTGATAGACAGACGAGGAGTTAGGCAGCTCCTTGCGTGTAATCTCAAAGGATAGTGAGTACCCCGGGGCGGCCTCCTGACGGATGACATGTGATCCACGACTGATATATACCTCACGCCACACCCCGTCCTCATACTGCTCTACTTTCTCAGCCAGGAGCATCCCCGTGAATCCTGCTACATTGTACACGGGGATGTTCTCCAGGGTGATCTTTGACGAATATATTGACTTGATGCGTGTGGGCTTTTCTATCTTGGAGATAAGCGAGAAGAACTGCGTGACCTGCGT